TGGCAACAGCCGCTCAAACCAACATCACATCAGTTGGCACACTTGATTCATTAAGTGTTACTGGCAATGTCAATGCTGGCAATCTAAGAACTGCTGGGTTAATTTCAGCAACTGGTTCGATAACTGTCGGCGGAGACATAAGCCTCACAGGTAACATTGTTGACGCTGCCGCAATGACTATCAGCACTTCCAGCAATGGCAACATTACTCTAAGTCCAAATGGCACAGGCGTTGTTGTAGTCAACAAAGATATACAAAACGGCCAAGGCAATGGTGTAGGTAACATTGGATCAGCAACAACATACTTTAATACTGTTTTTGCCAAGGCCACCTCGGCACAGTATGCTGACTTGGCAGAAAACTACGAAGCCGATGCTGAGTACAAGCCTGGCACAGTGGTTGTGTTTGGCGGTGCCAAAGAAATCACCATCAGTAACAAAAATCACGACACCGCAGTGGCAGGAATTATATCAACTAATCCAAGTTACCTAATGAATGCTGGACAGTCAGGAGAATGGATATTGCCTGTAGCATTGACTGGTCGTGTTCCTTGCCTGGTGCAAGGTCCTGTAGCCAAAGGAACTGTGTTGGTAACAGGCGACACTCCTGGAACAGCCATGGCCATAAAAACATCTAAATTTGTGCCCGGCTGTGTGGTTGGAAAATCTTTGGAAAACATCAAATCTAATGAAGTTGTAGTCATTGAAGTTGCAGTGGGACGTTTATGATACAAGAGCGATACAGAACAGACTACGAGGGCGAATTTGTAATCACCGAAAGTCGATGGTCCGGCGGCAAAAAAACACAGAATAGAGAATGGGTAGCCAACCCAATTGATAATCAGCACATCAGTGGCCGTGCTGCCTGTATTGGCAGCAATGTACACAGAGATCTATTTGACTATACCAGACTACAACGCCATAAAGGTGGCTTGCTCAGTTCAAAAAAATTACAAACATACGGTACCGGCACCATTGCCAAGGAGATGAGATTGAATTTTGCAGTTGACATTGACAAGAATATTCTTCAAGAACTTGTTGAGTCTGGATATGTCACTGATAACATTGTGTATGCCACCACAAGAACCTGTTTGATGCATCCGGGCGATTTTTATCTAATACCTTACAACACACTCATGGCCTTAGAAGCTCTGGTGTTATGGATGGCAGCATTTGACGGCCACAAAGAAATTTATGCACTGGGGTACAGCAATGACACAGTTGGCACTGTGAGTGAATGGTCTGCACATGTGAACGGAGTGCTAATGGCGTACCCTGCCACCAAGTTTACATTCATTGGTGAAGAGTCTAATGTGCCCAAAGAGTGGCGTATGAACGCCAATGTCGCTTGCATGGACGTTCGTCCATTTATAAGTCACTGCGACATCTGAACACTGTGTTCCACAGTGGCCATTTTGTCACGCACAGCATCAAAGTTCACAGTTGACCATAGTCCAGGGTGCATGGGTCTCGGCCATGTTCCAGATGCTATCCAGGCCCAGCCAATGTGTTCATCATTCAGTACCGGCACAAACTCCTGGGCCACACTGCAAAAAAATGTGTGATACGCAAATCCACCATCGGCACTGGTGAATTTTTCTATGGGAACCAAGCGTAAGTATTCTGGCATGTGTCCCAGTTCTTCTGTACACTCGCGTGTCATTGCTTCCATTAGTGTTTCATTGGCTTCAAATTTACCACCAGGCAGTCCCCAGGAGTCTGGATGACGTGAGTCGTTTCTCAACAGATACAGATATCGTTGTGTGCTCACACTGTAGAACCAAACGCCCACGGCTGTTACAGTACTATTCTCCATTGTCCTCCGGGATATAATCCTTGATAGCTCTTGACCCATGTTGTGCCTGTCCATTTGTATTGAATTCCAGTTGTTATATTAGTTACGTATTGTAAGTTGTCGGGACTGGACGTATTTTCAAACACCACTTGCCAACGTTGATCAAAGTATTCAATAATGTCGTTTCGTTTGGCAATTAACGGTTGCCCCAACACACCCTGCCAGGCCACAGCGTAGCCATTGTCGCTGCCAGTGTCTTCAGTTAACAAATAACGCTGACCATCTGCAGGTGCAGGCAAGCCTTCGTTTGGTCCACTGCGCAACGGATCAATAACAGAACGTACCGGAGATAATGTGTTTTGCGGAACTGTGTCTTCATCTATATTATACAACATAAACCGGTCATCAATGGGGTCATACGACACTGTTCCGGCAACTTCAGTGCCATCAGGTTGCTCTAAAAAGATCTGACTGATTCCCGGACGCAGTACTCCGTAAGCACCAACCAGGGCTGTCCATAACAAGTTACTGGGCGGGCTATCTGGTGGCGTCAAACTGGCATTGGGCTCGTCAATCACAGCACTGGGACGTAATGCTTGTAATTTATTGCCAATCAACAAGGTTTGATAATCCCATGGTGTAATTACCATGCGGGTGCCCAACAGTAAGTCGTTGTCTAACACTGCATTTGATGCATCGCCTTTGGCGTCATATATGTTGGCAATGATACGTTCAACCACGCCCAGTTTCTTGACCTTGGCCGGGCTACTGATCCAAATTGGCAGGGTGAATGTCATTGTGCAAACATCAATGGGATCTTCTGAGCCCATTGGAACAGAACGGCTGGTCCATTGTGTTGATTCCAGTTCCACAATGCTTAAACTGGTCCAGTCAAGATAGTTGTCTGTGCTTTGAATTTCTAACGCAGGGTTAAACAACACCACAATCTGTTCCAACAACTGCATTTTTTGATTGGTGTTGCTGGTCCACAGGTCTAGTTTTATTGTTAGTTTGTATGGCACCGGCATCAGGCGTTCAATAGTAAACGCATTACCCTGTGTGGTTTCGTAGGTGTCAGTGACATCATCATAGGTGCGTTGACGCACAGAGATGTTGCTCACATAGTAGGGTTCTTGCATTCTAGGACGATCATAATCAAATCCAGAAATATAAAAACTCATCATTGGAACAGAAGTCATGAAACTGGCAGAGTTGTTCTGCATGATGGTTTGCACTTGTCTGCTGGAATCACCATAGCGTATGGGCACACGCACTAGAGTGTGTGCTGTGCCTTCTTCGTTGCGTCCGTACTCCACTTGAAAGTTTGAAAAGATACGGGTGAACTGTAATAAGAAGCGACGTATCTGTTCGTCATAAAAAAACATTGGATTTGCGGCTGAATTTACTGTTGTCATTGTTGGTTAACCACCATTGTCTGCATTGGGCTTGAGTATCTCACTGAGACTCTGACGACTTGGGATAGCGCCACGGTCCGTAGTCTGTACTGTATTTCTGTTGTTGACAAAACTGGCTCGTTGTGACGCTGCCGGTCCTTCAGATTCAAACACCGGTTTAATACGAACCTTGTCTTCAATCTTGACCCATGACGCACCATTGAAGCGGAACAGGCGATTTGGAAAGTAATCCAATCGCAGTGCATAGTCGCCAACTGCAGGCCCTGCCGGAAAACTAACACCTGCAGTCACAGGCAATCCGTTTGGCGCAATGCCGTCACCGGTCAAGTAGCCAATTGTGTAGCCATCTGAACGTGGCGTAGTACCTTCGCCGCCTTGGGTACCATCCACTGTGGGTGGTGTTTCGTCTGCTGTCAGGCCTGATTGTGCAGGTTGTCCATCTTCTGCTGTGGGAAGAATATAAAACTTTACTGTGTCGTAACCAGTCAGCGGAACTTCCACATCTGCTTGTACCAAGATTGCATCGTTCAGTTCTAGGTCTTTTGTGCGAGTAGAAGTTTTTCCTGCAATGGTGTCTGGTGTCTTTTCTGTCCAGTAGGCAGTGTTGGTTATGTCTGTGCCAGGCGGAACATTGCCAACAGCAGTGTAGTATTTGTCACCGTTGTTCACAACAGTACCGGCTGGATAATAGTTGCCGGGATCCCAGATGTTGTTGGGTTCAAATGCCTGTTTGGTAATGCTGTTGTATTCTTGAGCATTGACCATGGGAGTGGCTTTGACCCGCCACAGATGTGGCAACCAAGTTTGACTAAATCCTTCTGAAGCAAAAGACGCATCTTGGATTACATACCAACGCGGCAATGCTTTGGCTAGACTTTTGTCTAGCGGATGATAATCTTTTAGGTTGGGGATTTCTATCACATCACCTGACATGAGTTTACGCCCAATTGTGTCAATCATGTCATTGTAATGGAACGTGATAAACAGGGTGTCGTTGTTTAGAAACAGGCCAAATTGGGTAAGATCAAAGTCAACGTCGGCCACACGGTACACGCCACGTTGTATATACACATCTGGATCGTACTGGCGATCACGGTTTTCCAGCAACAACAAATCTTCAATGAACAACGGATTTGAAGTGTCGTAAACAGGTAAGGTAGCGTCTGCGTCACCGGGGTCTCCGGTTGACGGACCCATGTACTTGTGGATATAAATGTCTAATCCGCCAACAGTGTACATTTCTGCAATGGTTCTATCCAGAAACTTGTAGTCAGAGGTGCGATTGGGGCGATAGAGTGACAATCTTGGCATACGTTATTTATGGTGGCTGAACTATCCCAATCTGCAACACTGTGTTCTAAAAACAACACTTTAGAAAAGATTGACACTTAAATGTATCTTTGCTATAATACACACTTAACCACTCCAGGAGTATGTTATGAAAGCTGTTAACTTTTTAGCAAAGTACACAGGCCCAAAAGGCAAACCTTTTTATTCTTCCTATTACAAAGTAAAAGCTACGGAAAAATGGGTAGAGTACGCATTGGACATTGTGGACATGAGCCGTATAATAATGTCTGCAGACTTTGACACTAAATGGAAACTGGTAGAGGCACTGGAAACAGCAGAACGTAAAAAAGCCTGGATGTACAAACACAAAAATTTTGACGTTAAACGTGCCGCTAAACTTTTTGACGCTGTAAAACACTTGCCCAGAACTAAGTAAGGAATATTATGATCGCAACTAAACCCGTTAAACCGCTAAACCCACGCAGTGCAGATACCAATGCCATGGGCATGGAGCCTACTTGGAAAACACAACCCACCGAAGGTCGTATCAGTGCTCTTAGTCATGCGTTCAGTTGGTACAATTACTTTTACGGCAAAAAAGACGCACGTGAAATGATTGTGAACTATTTAGAAACACATGGTCGTAAAAACGATGTGCGCACCCTTAAACAAATTCCGGACAGTTCAATCAGACTGACCACCGGATGGCTATGCCGCATGAGTCAGGTGGGCCTAGAGCTCAACGAGCATGAGCAGATCAAATTGGATAATTTGCTAAAAGATATCTTAGAATCCAAACAAGATGCTGTGGCGGAAGAAACGGCAGTGGATGACGCAGTGCCAAAAATCACAATCCAGGACCGACTGCGAGAGAAGGTGTCAGAGTGTGCGGGTGAACTAGACGGGTTGTTTGATGAGTTTGTCACAAGCGGCGCCAAACTCACGGCAGACTACAAACCTGTGGTGCTTATGCGTTCAATGAATGTTGCTCCGCAAATGGTCAATGACATTAAACAAATTTGGACACGCAAGTTAGAGGAATTTGATGCGGCAGTGTCAGGCAAGGATGCGGACCTGGTGCAGGGCTACAGTTTCTTGAGCAAGGTGCAGTTACGGAATTGCGTAAAGTTCTGCGAACTGGTAATTTCGGACTGCGGTGCCTACGTGCAGATTAAAAAGGTTGAACGCAAGCCGCGTAAAGTTCGAGTAGTGCCACCTGAGAAACGTGCCGCCAAGTTCAAACATGTGATGGAATTTGCAGAGCTCAAGCTCAAAGGTTTACCGGCCGCAAGTTTGGTGGACAAAGCAGAAGCCTGGTTGTATGACACTAAGAAACGCAAGCTGATCCATCTTGTGGCAGACAGCTATACACAGGCATTTACTGTGAAGTCAAACTCCGTGATTGGATTCAGCACAGTAGAGAGCCTGCAAAAGACTGTGCGCAAGCCTGCAGATGTTCTTAAGGCCCTGGGAGCCGCAGGCAAGCCAGCCGCTAGGAAGATCTACAAGGACTTGACCACTACAGAAACTGCGTTTAACGGACGTGGCACAGAGAACTTGATCATACTCAAGAGCTGGTAAGTAATGGATGCGATATCCTACACGTTTTCCAGACGAGCACCCAGATGATCCAAGAATATACATTCCAAACATTGAGTTTTACATAACCAATGTTTGCAATTTAACTTGTCCACAGTGCAATAGATTCAATGATTACGACTTCAAAGGTTGGCAACGTTGGAGTGACTATGAATCTCAGTACACTGAGTGGGCCACAAAAGTCCGACTGCAACGAGTAACTATCTTGGGTGGTGAGCCACTGTTAAATCCAACCATATGCGACTGGATCATTGGACTCAATCGCTTGTGGGGTAAAAAAGTAAATGTACTGACCAACGGCACTCGCCTGAACCATGTGCCTGGCCTGTACGAAGCACTGTTAAACTACCGAGAAGAAGATGGTAATTGGATAGGTGTCAGTGTGCATAACATCGACGATTTACCACAGTACTTTGAAGAGATACGCAAGTTTCTCAGAGGCGACATAACATTTTATGAAGGCAAAGAGGCACTCAAGTCCGATGGCACCAGAGCAACCTGGGGTGCAGACTATGCGTTTGTTGACAGCAACGGTGTGCATGTACATGTTTGGGTGTACACTGAGTTTAGTAAATCAGCCATAGTGACCAATGATCAAGGCCAGCTTACCCTGCATCAAAGTGACCCTATTGTGGCACACGAAAACTGTGGTTTTCAAAAGTTTCAAAGTTATCATTTTATCTGGGCCAAGTTGTACAAATGTGGTCCAGCCGGACTGTTGCCAGAATTTGATAAGCAATATCCTCTTGATCTGTCCGAGCACGATCGTTTCTTGCTGAGTGGATTACGCAGATACAAACCACTTACAATTGACGAGTTTGCCACACGGGGTCGACAATTTATTGATAGAATTGATGATCCCGTTGAACAGTGCAAGTTTTGCCCAGAAAATGTAGATGCACACACCATAGTGTCGTTTAACAAAGCAAAGAATTCAACCAGTACATTTAACATTAAAGCAGATTCGATTAAGACCATAAATATAAACAACGGAGTTTACGATGGCAATTGAAGAACAATCAAGTCTTGACACACTGAAACAAAATCTCATTGAATATGTGCAGTTACAACTGGCTTCACAGATCATTGACCTTGAACTGGATGCAGAACATTATGAAGCTGCATACCAAAAAACAATAGGTGTGTATCGTCAACGTGCTCAGGGTGCGTATGAAGAAAGTTATACCTTTATGGAGTTGGTTAAGGATGTAAACATCTATACCTTGCCGCAAGAAACCATCCAGGTTCGACAAATTTTCCGTAGAACGTTTGGCGATTCAGCTGGTCCGTTTTCGTCAAACTTTGATCCGTTCTCACAAGCCAGTGTCAACGTTTATCTAATGAACTTCAACGTGGCAGGCGGCCTGGCCACTTACGACTTCTACAGCCAGTATGTTGAACTGGCCGCACGTATGTTTGGCGGCTACATGAACTTCACTTGGAATCCTGTGACCAAGAAATTGCAGATTATTCGCGACCCAAAAGGCACTGGCGAGAATGTGTTACTTTGGACCTACAACTTGAAACCCGAGTTCAACCTGCTGAGTGACTTTCAAATCAGCCAATGGATCCGTGACTACATGGTGGCCAACTGTAAAATGATCATTGGCGAAGCACGTGAGAAATTTGGCACCATTGCTGGTCCACAGGGTGGCGGCACCTTAAACGGTACCGCAATGAAAAGTGAAGCCACAGCGCAAATGGAAGCACTGCTAGTAGATCTCAAGAACTATGTGGATGGTTCACAGCCACTGAGTTGGGTAATCGGTTAAACATCTGTTGCATATTACGTTGTTGTGTGTTATAATAACACATGGCAGATTTAATGATTGACTTAGAAGGTTTAGGTACCGGCCCTGACACCACAATACTAACCATTGCGGCCCAGAGTTTTGATCCATTGGGCTCCGGATACAATGAGCGCAAGTACTATGCTCGTATCACACTGGAGAGCCAAGAAAATAGATCAATCCAACAAGGCACAATTGACTGGTGGGCAACTCAACCTGCGGCAGCACGTGATGAAGCATTTCACGAACAAGACCGAATTCCGTTAGACCAAGCACTGGATGAGTTAGGCCGGCTGATTTGGCAAAGCAATCGTGTTTGGGCACAAGGTCCCACATATGACATGAACATCCTGGAACATGCTTATAAAAGTTACGGAAAACCAATTCCGTGGCAGTTTTATGCAGTTAGAGATTCAAGAACAGTATTTGCT